ATTCAGCGAAAGTTCGTCACCGAACACGCTATCGCAGTCATCAAACACGAGGATGTTACCCTTTTCGCTGTAACGATACAGCTGGGCATACAGACCGAGTGCAGTCATTGCACCCTTGACAACTTCATACTTCTGACGCTTGTTGCTAAGCTTGTCAAACAGTGAAGACTTATCAAGCTGCTGCTCAACGCCGAACGACTTACCTACGCCCGGAGGACCCGAAACAATCATCGCACGAATATCGCCCTTGATACACGCAGCAGACATTTCATCGAGGATTTCAAAACGAGTAGCAATGCGGTCCATTGCTTCTTGGTCAGTTTCAGCTACAGCAGCAGTGACCGGTGCAGCATCACCATCAAGAAATTCAACATCATTAAGGTCTGATACCTTGATGCGAACTTCATCGATGTTTACGGGAAACACACCATCATTCTTGACAGTCACAAACGAACCTTTCTTTGTAGTTTGAAAACCCTTGACCAAAGTAAACTGACTGTTGATAACAGGGTTGTTGCGATATTCACCTTGCTTGATAAGAATGCGAGACATATTGATTCCTCTGTGATGTTTCTATAATTCACTATAGCAAAATGGGTACCCGAAGTCAACCGAAAAATGACCTCGGGTACGATTTTTATCCGTTCAGTCGTGACTGAATTTCAAGATAGAATTGATTGTACTTTGCCATACGGTCAATGTCTTTTTGCGTGACACCCTTAAGACGACGGATATCAGTATTATGACGAAGGTCACAAGACTTCACTCGCATTGCATCAAAATTAGCGAAGACCTCTTTCTTGTATTCATCGTAGGTTTGTCCGGGCATCTTTGTAAGGACTCGTACACCTGCTATAACACGAGCAGTACAACCGATATCTTGAAGGTCTTGCCAAGTAGTTTTGGTATCTTCAATAACATCGTGCAATAGGGCGATGCACTGCAATTCTTCATCATCAGTCTTGAGATAATGCATCACCTTGATTGGGTGAAGAATGTAAGGGTTGCCGCCTCTGTCAAACTGACCTGCGTGAGCATTAGTAGCGAGAACTAGGACTTTGCCGAGTAATTCACCTTTTTTCATAACTACTCCTTTTTCTTAGCTTATAATTAACAATAGCAAATTATAGGAGCTATGTCAACCGATATCTTTAAGTTGGGACTCGTGCAATTCTATTTCATCCTTTAATTTGAGTTTACGCTTTTTTAACTCTTGGATTTTTAAATCATCACCGTGCGTGTAAAGAAGCTGATTTAGCTCCAATACTAAATGATGATGCTTATGTTTTAATTCTGCAATGTGCAGTTTTAGTTTATCGCCCTTCATTTATAGTTCCTCTCAATTTTCAAACATTGACAGTCCATGCCCTAGCAACGTAAAACTCTAGATTGTCTCTGCGCTTCTTTTCAAAAAGAGTATTGACGTTTAACTTGCCAGCCTGAATGCTCTGTTCCCAAAGATTTCTGACAGGGTTATGCTTTTCTACTTCTAGTAGAATGCGAGTGTCAGTGTCATCCTTAAACCAATATTCATAATGCCGGGCCCGCTTCTGTCCGTTATCAGCTTTAGCAATAAAGGTTAGTGTAATGTCTTCCCTATCACGGTGTCTAGCAGAGCCGAGGTCTTTACGTTCTCCACCAAAGATTTCAACAAGCTTCATATCATATTCGTAGAAGTAAGGCAGCTTGTATACCATACCAATAAAACGTGAAGTAAGAGTATTAGGAGAATCGTGTAGATACTGCATCAAATCAGTTTTAAACTTAGTAAAGTCATCGCCGCGCAACTTAGCCATAAGCAACTTAGACATATAATATGATTTAAGAGATTCGGCAAACACACGATCCTGATCTGTAATTTTACTTACAATCTTATCAGCGTGTTCGTTTAGAGACCAATTAAGATAAGATATGGAATCGGTTTCTCGTGACTCCTTTATCAAACGATAAAGAGTGCAACTGATTAGCAAAGGGTCTGTAGTAAAATTATAACGGACTTCGGTATCTTTAGATTCCGAAGCATCAACTAAATCATCCCAAGCAATTGCGACTGGGTTAAAGCTCATAGTGTTCTCCTTACTATTTCACACTACATGAGTTATTGGAAATAAGCAATAGACTTGTTACCCAATAGTAACATCTTCCATGCCTGCGGTGCGTAGACGAACAATGTGTCCTAATTGCCATTGTTTTGCGTCAATGCCTTTAAGTATGCCCAACCATTTATTTCGTAGTAAGGCAACTTCGTTGATGAGCACCTCAAAGTCAATTACGTCATCCTCACCCTCTGCATACTTTTCAGCATCACGAGGAGTAAGTTGTCTGTTGTAATTTTCAAGATACTTTTTGAAGTAGTTTCTTTTTATTTTACGTAACTGAATATTTAGGAAGTTGAGTACCGCTTCAATCTCTTGTAATTGATTAAAGCGATACTCCGTGACTCCGGGTAGTGCGGCAATGTTCTTTTCAACATTGCCGTACACCTTAACATCATTTTTTGCGGAAATCATTTCATTCTCATAATGAGTAATGAAATCAGGAATGTGACTCAAATCCTGAGTGATTTTGCCGTACCAAGTCATTCGTAATCGTCGTTATAATTATCGTCATCGTCATAGTAGTCATCTTCGTCTAGGTCATCATCATATTCATGCACTAGACCAGAATCCGGAGTTTCTAAGTAAAAATCAAGAGCGGCCTTGATATCCTTGTCACCTCGAAATGTTGACTTAATTTCATGTGCAGAAGCAATCTCTTCCTCAACGAGATAGTTGACTAGAGTTTCAGCAGCACCGTCAGTATCACCTGCCTCAATGCTCGGCTTCAATAGCTTCCAAACTTCATTGATAAGAGATATGCTCATTCCACAACATCCTCTTCTACTGCTGCTGCTTCTTCCGCAACAATTAATTTAGAATTCTTCTGTTCAAATTCTTCCATGATAGCGTCAAGACAACCATCATCGTTTGCTTCCCAACCTTTACGGAACTTCTTAATGATAGTTCCATCAAGCTTGTTATACACAAGCGAGTTGCCTTCCTTGTTGAGCATCTTCAATGCTTCACACATATCAGTAAGACCTGAGTACGGACTCATTCCTGTTGTGTAGGGAATCTTCACTTGAACAGATTCAAAAGGCTTTGCGTAACGAGTCTTCATTACCTTACAAGCAGCACGAATACCGTTGACCTGACTGACCTTGTTGCCGTCTTCGTCTTCCTTAAGCTTTAGCTTCTTCATTGCAACAACGATAGATGATGCATAGATGAAGCCCTGACCACCTGAAATCTTATCGTCAGGGTCAAACATATCCTGCGATGCATAAGTATGATTAGTTGCAACAAGACCTACGTTGTTCGAACCGAACATGTTTACGCAGTTACGAACGAGTGAGGTCAATGCCTTAGGCTTACGACCCATGTCACCCTTCATATCACCTGCTTCAAACTGATTAACATCAGTCGGAGTGAGCAACATGCCAAGTGAGTCAATGACGAATAGAACCTTAGGCTTGTCTTCATCATTCATGGCCTTGTAGCCCTTCATGAAGTCAGAGATAGTCTTAGCAACGTCATCAATCATTGCCATGTTCATCTTGAGGAGCTTGTCTTCGCCAGTGTCAACACCCAAAGCGTGAAGCCATGATTCATCAAGTGCGTTTTCGCTGTCGATTAGTACAACGTAGATACCCTGTTGCTGGGCATGTTTTACAATATTTCCTGAGCAGATGTAGGATTTACCTGCACCTGACTCGCCGGCAAATACTGTAACCTTGCCGAGCGGAATACCTTTATTAAAATCACCGCTAATTCGGTAGTTGAGTGCATAGTTGCCTGTGCTAATCCAATCTGTCGGATCATTAAATCCGATACTAAGGCCGTCAATAGCCTTGGTGATGTCCTTGCGGAACTTACTAATATCAAATGGTTTTGCCAATTTTTATTCCTATCTTACAATTTGTTTTAATTTATCACCGGGTAAGTTTTTTTCAAGCATTTCGGGATTGTTTTCGGCCAATCGATCCATATCAATATCGTGTGGATAATGACGAAGAATAGTTCTAGCACGATCACGAATGATGCTTGGTACTCTCGGTGTTTTGCCAGGGTCGCAAAGTTCTTCTAAAAGCTTTCTACTTTGCTTCAAGGCTCTATATCTTTCATCTGGTAATGTCATATAAACCTCCTGTCAAATGGGGAGGCACTAGCCTCCCCAAACTAAGCAATTACTTAGACTGACGGGCGCGGATCATTGCAAGAATGTCCTGAGCCTTGTCGCCTGATGTATCGGACTTCGGAAGTACAACAGCATCGCTTGCAGCAGGAGTTTCATCTTCATTCCAAGGAACATCGTTTGATACCGGCTGTGAATGGGCACCGTGACTTGGTTCATAGTCAACTATCTTGGGTGCAACAGGAGAGCTGGTTTCAGCAGACTCGGTATGTTGTGCTGCTGCACCCTCAGGAGCTGCAAGACCATACGGACGATAGTATGCACCCCATTTATCATTATCATAAGGACGACCATCAACAGATGCTTCAAACATTTCCTTAATGATACGAAGTTCTGCTTCGCTTGGCTTCTTTGGCAAGAAGTCAGCAAGATTATACGTACCATGAGCTTCAATAGCTGCCAATTCAGCTTCCGTCAACGGGGATTCCTTACGGGCCCAATTAGAAGTTGAGTAGTCAGCGTATCCGCCCTTTGAAGTCTTCTTAACGTTGAAGTCCAAACCGTTAGTGTAATCAGTCGGCAAGTATTCCATTTCAGGATCCATCAAAGATGCCTTAATGATAGTTTGAATCTGTGGACTGATGATGAAGCGACGAATTGGGTTAGCTGGAG